GGCTACCACACGTTCATTGGTTTTTATATTGTGGAGGTAAGGAGAGGAGACCAGTTTCCTGGCCTTACCTCTCCCCTTCCATCTTTTGAACTCGTACGTACTAGTCTGGTACTTCTTCGGGAGCTTCTTCCGTCCTTTCTTATAGTACTTCCTATTACGTGCCTTAGACACCAGGAACCTGCGAGGAGGTCGTGGTACTGTTACTATTATCATCATTAAGATGAGTTATACGTGAACGAATGATAGACTGAGCTACCTCAATATCAACACCACTAATCAGCGCATCTGTATTAAGATGGCGTAATTCCTCTAACTTCTTCACCATCATAGCCTCCTCGTAGTCCTTATAATCGGACTCAAAGTAACTGGTTTCAATAGGTTTGATACGCTCGTCCTCCATTTCACTAACACCATATACATAATACTCACATACCCGCATCTTATCAGCGTTGTATGATGGTACTGCTACAGTGTTGGCTGGATTGATCAAGCATAATAATACCCTACGGCTTTTCATACCTGCACCGAAGCTGTTTACATAATTGACACCACCTATATGAAGACCGTAAGAACAATCTTTCCTGGGATCTGAATCACACTGCTTCCTGTCCATATGGACTACAGTATCAGTCTTGATGGTCATCGTCCGGGAGTGAATATCAGTAAATGTAATATCACCTGAGTTACGTTGCTGGATAAGATCTCCGAGTGAACCTACTACAGTACTATCCTCTACTTCCTCTGGTTCTTCATGGAACCCATCCTCACTATAACTCTCATCATCCACATCGTAGTCAGACCCCATCAGATTGTCATTTGCAATCGTATTGGTGAAGCTAAGTGCATAAACTCCTGATACTCTATCCTTTATAACATAAATGCTATTGAGGTCAAATGAGCCAGGAACCTTAGTTTTCTGCTTATCAATGAACTCATTCAGTAACGGGTCTTCCTTAGGAACTACAGATTTATAGGCAATGAAGTATCCATGATCCGTAATAGGAAGTTTATGCTTCTCTGTGAACTTGTAGACATCCTCTCTTGCACGTTCATCCGGATTAAGCAGACATAGCTTCCAGAAGTTAATCAATGAGTCGATAGATATCAACTCATCAATGTAATACAGGATACGATCCTTTAGCTCATCAGGGATAGGTATACTAGTATCTTTTAAATACAATGTACCATCCATATCCTGAACTATATCTCCGTGGAATGGACGTCTTATCGACTTATCAAAGTATCCACGTAATTCTTCAATCAGTGGTTGCTTATCCATATACAGAGGATCATCAGATCGTACCTTATTTATAAGTCCACGAACCTTTAATGCAAAGTCTTCCGGAAATCCCCTGGTATAGACATTACCGTCAATAGTGATGATGAATATTACTTCATCATCATCCCTTAACTGCTGAAATTGTACTTTCGCCATTTTCTCGTAGTTTTTTTGTTTTTAAAAATGTATACTCTCGTATAGCTGCCTCCGATGTACTACTCCTTAAACAAAAATAAAGAGGATACTTCTCCTTGGTGATCTTAAGACGTTCAACAACCCTTATTGCTACCGGACTAATCAAATCATTCTCCCCGGCAAGCACCATTATAGCATCTTTCAAGGCTGTATCTAATTCCCATGAATTGTTATCACGGAATTTAATAAGCTCAGATACTACTTTGGCAACTCTTATATTTAGATCAACATTGTACTGCTCCAGATTTTGATCTTGGAGCCAGTATGCTGTGGCCAGCCGTCTGAATAATTTGTGTTTACCGTCCATAAAATCAGTATAATAAGATGCATTAGGAGTGTTTTGGAGGTACTTCATATTGGCCTTAGATACGAGGTAGAACCTCCAGTAAGTGCGTATACTATAAACACCAGACAGGATCATAGCCACGGATATAAAATCCTCTTTATTTTCCTGCGTACCATATACAATGTGGTATTTACTATTCATAACCTCCTTGATATTAAGTGACTGCCTGCGGAAATATAAAGAGAACTGGTAGTCCGTATACGCAGATATATATCCCCGCATAACATTTATAGACCCATTCTGCTTTAGCAATGCAGAACGCTCCCTCGATTTCCTCAGCAATTCCTGATACCTATTATTTATCCAAGTCGTAGTAGGTTCAATATCCTCATAGTGAACGACATATGGCTCACACTCTTTAAGTTCCTGATCCTTACGTAGATAATAATTCTTCTGATATTCTGGTAAGTTAGTATCATTAGCAGCTTGATAAATATCTGCATCTTCCCATACCCACGATTGATCCATATGATCCAGGATATACATGTTAGTCAACTTGTTGTAGCGTGTCCCCTCTGACTTCACTATGATTTTACGACCTGCAGATACTAAAGCACGGAGGTGATATTCCTCAGGCCCTGTTTTAACAACTGTACCATTTGGTTTTAAGTACCGGTGCCTTTCATAGCACGTAAAAGAAGCACTACCATCTGGGTTAAAATTAAATGTATGGGCAGGCTTGGATGAAATACCCAGACGCCAAACATTAATAGTAATATCTGGACTGATAGCCCAGTCCCCTGCCATCTCAGCCTTCTGATCCATATACTCTATTAAAGTATCACATACAGGATACTGAGAGCTATATTGTACTGTGAGTTCATCAATAACTTCCTTCAAACGTTTGAGTATCTTCTTCTTATTGACCTTGGTATACTCAATCTGTTCTCTGTTAATAGTAACAGTCAATTCACCTATGTCAAAGATCAACCCTACAGGTATTTGAACAGACTCTTCACCCAATGCTATCCAGTCAATAGGATAACTTACACGTCCGAGCACTATATGTACATCATTATACGCTGACGGACTACGGATAATGTACTTACTCTCCTTGTAGAATTTGAAGTCATTACTTATTTGTAATCCTTCAAAATACACGTTATCAAAATAGGCAAGTTGATTAATTGCCTCCTTCTGTACAGACGCTACATCGTAACTCTTAATAGGGATTCGTATCCTGGTACCATTAGGCTCTGTTGTAGGAGCTTCATTTATGCACTCAAGTCTGGGTACCTTTTCTCCCTTATGTATAAGGTAGTGATATTCAGTACCATTTACGCAAGTTATACACTCAAACCTATTCGTGTAAGAGAGAGGGGACTTAGAACCTATACCAAATGCACCAATATATTTATTGCTCTCTCGTTTAGTTGAAGCCCAGTAACGAGTGTAAATACGTTGAATAAACTCTCGTGTCATACCTGGACCAACATCCTTTATCTCTAATACCCGGTTGTCATACGTACCGAGTAGTGATAATATAATAGGGTGATTATCATTGCCTGATTCTATATTCGCATCGACTGCATTACTAGCAATCTCACGAATCATAGAACCTATCTTGTTAGAATAAATACCGTCAGAAAATGCCTTAAGCATACGACCGATGTCATCTGGGTTTACATCAAAGTCAACTCCGGAGAAATTATCACCTTCCCTGACCAGTTCTATCTGTTCTTTAAGTTTCATCTAGTTGGTTTTCTATGTACTCAAAATCAGACTTATCCACTTCAACAAAATCACTAACATCCTTACAAAGATTGAGTCCTTGTGTAAAGGCAATCATCTCCTCTTCAGTACGATATTGTTTTACAAGTATGGGATTATGTCCTAGATTGAATTCAGTTATTAATCCAAATGCTCGTTGGTGTTTGTAGTACTCAACAAACTGATTTCCGAGCAAGAAATGTCTCACTACCATTAGATATAAGGTTTTAAATATTCTGTAATAGCACTCAGTCCATATTTCATACCGAGCTCAGCAGGGTCTTTCGCACTACCATCCTCTATGGTAATGGATTGTAGTCCTAATTTCTTAGCTTTCTTAGTAGCTCTACGGCCTGCTGCATCTGGATCATACCAGGTAACTATCTGGTCAAATCGCTCTTTTAACTCATCGAGGTGGTTGATATCATGTCCCTCTGCCTGTGGAGCTACTGCAGGTATTCTTAATTCCCTGAATGACATCACATCCTTTAATGCTTTGGTAACTATAAGTAACGGCCCTCTCCCGGGAAGCTGTTCATAGCCCTGGAGTTTAGTACTATTTCCCAGAAATCGATTAACATCTCTAAGAGGATAGTAGAGTTTCCACTCATTATCTCCATAGTAATATCCATAGCACTTATCAACTATTCTATAACCATACACTATGTTGTTATCAATAAACACACATCGTACTGGTACTACACAATACTCCTCCAGTGTATCTAAACTAATATGGTAAGGTGCCCAGTAGTCCTTATCGGACTCTACCCAGTGTCTCCTTACAACACTAATACCTTTCTTTTCTTTACTGGCCGATGGTCGATCTATTACTTTACCATCGGATGGTAGATGTGGATTCCTAAATGAATCACCACCCCAATATCCCTCTCTATCATGTGGTATATCCAGGTCATATGCAATCAAGCATAATAGCTGGTAGAAAGATGTAATACCAGGGTGTAACTGCCGTATGATGTCAAATGCATCACCGGAAAAGGCGCCAGAGAAGTCAACCATCCATATACCTGTACCATTAAACTTTGGATAAATCCTACACGTGGGCTTTTTATCATGCCGTAGTGGGGATTGTATATTGGTATCGTAAACTACTCGTTGTCCTGTGTAATAATAAAATAACTCTTCCTCAGATACAGTATCCAGTATTAGAGTTTTGTTTAATGATGGCTTTATGTTTAGCATAAAAATGTAATTTCCGATCTGCCAAATTCTGAAAACAGACTACAAATGCAATGTGAGCCCTTGCATACGTCTAATTACATAGGCTAGAGGGCCATTACCATTTCACCTTCTTAGGATCCGGTGCATCCTGGGCATCAACTGCTGCTGCTGCCTGATCTTCCAGAGACTTGAGGTTGTGGAACTTAGTAATACGTATAGTACTACTGTCCTCCGCAATACTATCTGGTTCGATGAAATTAGGATAACTCGGAAACTCCGTGTACGTACTATTGTACTTGTACACGATCAGTAGACGCATTGTCTGTGCAAGGGTATCAATCCCATCAAACAACTTCTCTACCTTCTTACCGAACTCGTTCCAGTTCTTGCTATCAACCTTTACCTTATCCTCAGGCATGTACTTGGTAGCAATGTGCTTAATACGAACCATCATCTCATCTACCTCAGTATCAAACTGTTCCTGGGCAGTCATAGCCTCACCCTTGCGAGGGCCACGAGAGAATGTACGAGGTTTATCCTTGTTTTTCTTCTCGATAAACTCGTAATCAGGTTCAAATTCGGTATGTGTAAAGATGCGATCCTTATCATCTTTAAACTTGTACCGTAATACTTCCTTGGGGTTGCCATCAGAAAGCGGTTCAAATACCACACTATCTAATACAATACCCTCCTGTTTACCTGTAGGAATGGGGACTACATCTGTCCCCTTCCTGGTATCCTTACTAATCTTAAAACTACTCATAGACTATTGTCTTTTTATAGGTTTGTAATTAAGCCGTTACAGCTGCTGTCTTACCTTTCTTGGAAGACTTATCCGAAGCTTCCTCAGTCTCTGGAACTTCAGGTATCAACTTGTACCAAGTATGGCCAAAGGATTCCTGATTGTCTTTCATGTCTATAATAAAAGATTCAGCCTTATCCTCAAGCTGGCTGTGAATAGCCTGACCATTTAAATAGCCGGTATCGGAAAGCTTTCTTCCTTTCTGTGGCTTTCCCTCCTCAGCTGCAGGAATAAGAGCAACATATGCCTCTCCTGTATCCGAGTCAACAGCTACGTCTATGTTAGACTCACCGTTAACTGCTCCTAATGCGAGCACTGCTGCTACGCTCATTTTGAGGTTGTTTTTCTTTACCTCAATTCGTGGTTGACCATCATCATTCTGAGAGGTCCGGGTGTTACCCAATCTTAAAAGAGCCATAAATCAATCTAATTTTGATTGTTAACAAAAAACTCATCCTTCTTAATCTTCTCCAATACGGTTTGAAGATTGTTCGGGATAGTATATTCTTCGAAATACCCGTAAGGTGCACGGGCAGTATTATAACCTGAATTCGCAGTGGTTAATCGGTAATGATTTGCTGGATCTTCTTCACCAGAGTTAATCTGAGTGTAATAACAATGTACTACTGAGCCTTCAATATTTAACTTGGTAGCCATCTTACCCAAGACTTTCAATCGCTCACGTATCTCTCCCTCTGTACCACGGTACGTCTCAATATGCCCCATTATAAATATAATGAGTGGGTGACTCCCCTTACTCTCATTAGCCAACTGAATTAACCCCTTTACGTCTGCGTATGTGGTTGGTTCAGCATAATTCTCTCCACGGATATACTTGTCTCTGTTAGACAGTACCAGGGGCTTCTTATCAGCGTTGATGTATAAGGTAGTACTGGGGTTGAGTCTATCTGCTCCCATAGTCTTCCCAGACCCTTCGTAACCGAGTACCAAAACTGGTACTGCTCCGGTCTTTTTGATGAAATGGAGTAGTTGTAATATCTCAACTCCATAGTCTTTCCAGTCGTCATAGGTTGCCTTTCCCTTTTGTTCTAACAGATCAATATACAGGTCATTCTGAATCTGGTTTATAGTATCCAGTACGACACATTCAAATTTACTCTTAGCCATTTACCATTGTTCTAATGTTCCAAAATTCAGACGCTCTCGCATCCTTATAATACCAGGTACACCCTCTCGGATCTTTAACCAGTGACAAGCTAACAAGCCATCGGTATACCATCCTAATGTTCTATCCGGATTTGGCGCAGTTCCATACTTAGAGATATTGAGCATTTCTGGCCGATGTATAACACATACACCATCACATGCCCAGTAAACCTGTTTAGATCCATGAATATCTCTCTTAGTAGGGAAGTGAAACCGTTTATCAGATAGTCTATTAGGGTCCTCGATCTTATCATTCAATTGATTGAGTAGTATATACATGTAGCCGAATTCTTTCTTACCACTCATACACATCTTACCCATGTTGGCAAGCAATTCAATGTCATCACGTTCCCGCTTATGTCTTGCAAGCAGGGTGTGATCAACAGAGACAATCACATCGTCGTCCGGGAATGATTTCTTAAACTCCTCCATGGTGTCCCACATCTGATCAAGATTGCCGGCAGTTTCCACAATATAGATTGGTAACTCACCATACTTGTCGAGTAATACCTTCAGTTGATCCTTAAGTGTATCATTCAGTGCATTGTCAGGACTCACCATCTCACTGTAAGATACTTGAGCTTGCCTGCCAACGTGTCTCAATGCCTCTATGTAAGACATCATCTCAAAACTGAAATGCAAAATCTTAGGAGATTTAGGATTCAATTTGATATCCGTAAAATCCTCCAGTAATACATTCAGGAAATAACTCTTACCACTACCAGACATACCAGCAAGCATAAATACTCTCTCATATCTAAAACCACCATTAAGGATTTCATTTATCTTAGGCCACCGGCAGATAACACCTTTAAATTCATGATCATCCAAATGCTCTTTAGCACGTTTAGCTGCTGTATCCGATGAGATGAGAGGTAACCCATTAAACTTCTCTACTGCCATAACTAGTCCCTGTTTCCTGAGCATCATCAAGTTTCCACATTTCACTAAATACCCAATTATCTATTCTCATCTTAATAGCACCAGATTCTCGCTGCTCATGCATAGCTTTCATTATCTTGCGATGTACATTAGGATTCCTACGTATGTATTTTAGATACTTTTTGAGAAACAGGTCTTTCGGTACGCCCCTGATAGGGGCTTTCTGACCATTAATATACATAAATGGAGGGAATTCTTCAAAGAATTCCTCTGCCGCTATGTCAGTATCCATAAATAAATCAGATACTATTTTGTCAGTCACGATATACATGTCTGCGTAATGCTCTCCGACTTTATTCATGTCCTGAATCATACCTATATTTTCCAGATATTGAAGATCCTCCGGATCAAATAATAAATTATCTGCATCCCGGAGTCTCTGTATATTCTTCCACTCTTTCTTGTACAATAAATAAATAAAAAGGAATTGGTTAGCATCAATCTTATGTCTGGTAAGGAACTTCACGTATTCAGTAACGTCCACTATCATAATCTTCGATTTTCTTATCAATACTCAATTCTTCAATGGCTCTGAGGATATTTTCCTCAGGGTACTCATCTCCGAACTCATGAAACAACGTTACTTGAATCTGCTCAATATCAGAACAGTTGAAATCGTTTCTCATGCTTAGAATTTTCTCTCTGAGCAGGATCAAATGTGATGTCGTTGAGGTCATCTGTATAAATAGGTTTTACATCTCGGGTTTGACGTGATTTAAGCCATGATTCATCACGTGTATTCGGGAGATATAGGTTAACAATTACAGCCACTTTATCCTCTACATACCTTACTGCCCGACCAGTTCTCTGAATATTCTGACGCTTAGAAGATGTCGATGATGCCACTATTGCCATATCGATATCCTCTACATCAAATCCTTCATCAAGAGCCTTGGCTGTATTTATCACACGTACTTTATAACGATTGTCCTGGAATTTCTTCAAAGCCAGTCGTTTCAATCTGGTCTTTCCAAATTTCTTACCATCTATCATACGAGTCTCCATATTAGAGTGGTAGGATACAGCTACATCCCCTAACTCCTCGGTGAGTTGATCCGCAAAGTCAATAGATTGAGAGAATGTAATCACTTTCTTGTCCGGGAACTTCAATATCAATTCTCTGACAGCCTGTATCTTAGATGGAGCACTGTAAATGAATTGTTTACGAGCATGCATTAACCGATTCCACTGAGCAGCATGCATACCTATATCAGTAGGGCTGTATCCCATCCTACTTGCATAATTCTTTCTGAATGGACCATTCATTAAGCACTTCATAGCCACATCAAAATTGTGCTCAAATATGGAGAAGTGGTAGTGGTACTTCTTATCCATACTACGGTACATCTCCTTATCTACATCTCCTAACTTAAGCTTGACATTGTAGACTTTGAACTCACTTACCCAGCCATTCCTCCTACACTCCTCTAATGTGATATTCATTACTATCGGAGCATGACGCTCCAGCATATAATGGTTATCATCATGTCGCTCAATAGTAGCAGTCAATCCTAGTATAAAATTGTAGTGACTATGCTTCAACAGATTATAGAATTCAGGGGCTGCATAGTTATGGATCTCGTCCAGTACCAATAGGTCAGTCTGATTAATCTGTTTACAATATGTGTTTATTACACCTACTATTACATTGTTAAGTTTCCGTTCACTTACCTGCTCCTCCCACTGATTTTTGAGATGCCTGGTAGGTACGATAATCAGAGTAGTAAAATCAGGATTACGCTCATTCATATCTCTGATAACATTAAGCGCAATCCTGGTCTTACCAAACCCTGTGGCTGCTTGCAGTGTGCCGGCAGGTGATTTTCCATAATCATTACTATCCGACTTCACCCACAGCTCTTGAAATTGGGTCTGCTTTTCCGTTTTTGTCATTGATAATATCTTTTATGGAAAATGATTTAATAGCAACGTCCTTGGCATAAGCCTCTCGAATAAACATTAGATCCTCTCCACATGTACATACAGCTTCCTTGAACTTTGCATTATCCTTAGGCCATAGCTCACCACAATTATAACATACGATGAGACCACGGCGCAGCAGAGCCCTACCTGTGTAGAACCCGTCTGTATGTTTAAAAATGTCCATAATTAATTGTTAATTAAGTAATTATGAGGTATTCGACATAGGTAATTTTAAATGTTCTGCTGTTTCTGTATCTATAAATGCTACACCTGCACTCAGGTCTGCGTTAAATATCTTCATTGCAACTTCATGTGGGATTACCCATACACAACCGGTTCGATATGGATTAGACTCATCATCAGTCTTACTCTCATCATAACCAATTAATAAAAATCCGGTATTCATCAATTCCTGACATTCTTCACAAGGTTTATCCATCATACCAATCGTCTTCCCATGCATCTCCTCTACTTCCTCAGCACGAGCCTCGGTCAATCGTGTGTTTATCAGGATAGGCCCATCATATAATCTAGCACATATAGGACATGCTTCTTTTACAAGAGCTACCCCTACTTTTGATTTACTCATAGTTTACTCTTTGTTGTGTCAGAGGAAATTTCTAACACCTGTTAATTATTTATTCCAGTAAGGTAATAGATCATATTCTGAATTCATCCGAAAACCGTTTAAATAGGATGACGCAGCATCATTCCAGATAATCTGAATCTTAGGAGCTAATTTCTCCGCCTTATCTTCAGGTAGTTGATACACACCCTCATCATGTACCTGCAATAATAACTCTGCCTCTGGTACTTGTTCAGCAGTACGTACGATAGCCTCCTTTACCATATCAGCTTGAGTGCCTTGGATAGGTGAATTCTTACAGTCACGTTCTATCTTAAATCGCTCTGACTTACTCACATACTGTCCCATTACAATCTTACTGAACCATCTAAAATTATTACTCCGGGTATTGAAGACAATCTTACCCTCCTCTACTCCCTTCTTCGCATTGGCTTCCAGGAAGGAAAAGGTAATAGGGAGTTCTGCTTTAAGGGTGTCCAATACTATCTGTGCGTCCCCTTGCTGTACATTTAATGTTTCAGCAATCTTCTTCACACCAGCACCATATGCTGTACCATACACCACATTCTTGAAATCATCCCTTAAATCCTTACGGTATTCCTTGCTTATAGCAAACGTACCATCTTTCAATGCTTTACTCACCTCCTTGTAATCAGCCTCAGTAGCCTTATACTTACTTGAGCCCAGATAATCTATCATCTTAGATTTAGATGCTCTGGAGAGTATAGCCTTATAACATTGAGTAGCCAGGTGACTATGTATATCCTGAGCTTGTAGCTCTAGTAATATATGATCAACAGCCAGAGAGCCGAGTATAATCAGTTCAGCTCCAGATAAATCAATCGTCATAATCACATGTCCTGGATCTGCAATAAATGCATGCCGGTACTTATTCAACTTAGGTATCTGCTGAGAATTTATGAATCCAGCCTCTGTAGCGCCTGATGATAACCGACCAGTAACTGTAGTATTTGACTTGTACCATGTATAGATACGTCCATTTGTACGCACGTACTTCTCCAGGTACTTACGACCGAAATCACTAGTGGCCTTCTGATATGTTTTAAACTCCAGTAGTTTAGTCACAAACTCGTGCATAAGACTATCTGGATTATCATACAACCACTGCTCAAGAAATTCAGAACCTACAGTATCTACCTCCTCACGCTTCTGCTTACTCCATGTTGTAGGTGGTTCTTCATCCATTAAGTAGAATAAATCCTTCAATTGATCAGAGGAGTTATAATTGATGTTACCCTTATTCTCATTCACAGTCTCAGCTAGTGGTACACCAAACAGGGTAGCCTGTTCAGAGTAGGACTTCTTCCTATCTCTTACATACTTACCGGTTACCTTGTAGTCACCTATCCTGATCTCCCAGTCCTTCACAATCTTATCCATCTCAAGCTCAAGTTCATCACGATGTTTACGATTGTCGTAGTAGGTCTTAAGCCATAGTTCCTTATCAAAGTTGATACCTGTGACCATAGCATCACCTAGTATAGGTATAAGAGGCATCTCTACACCAACGAAGAAATTATCTATCTTATGGTATTGTAATAATTCTATCTGTTGTTCACGTATATTAACAAGGTATCTAACGTCCCCAGCAGCATAGTCAATCATACTATAGGTATATGTATTGTTACTATTTAAGTACTGAAATAAAGAACGACGTTCCTTCGGAACTGACACACCTACACGACGCCGGGCAGTTTCATCCAGATTATTCTCAGGCGGCATTACACCCTTACGAATGCGCTGTTCAGCCACCATGGTATCATATACACGATTCATTTTCAATCCTCTGTGTCTTAACACGCAGTAGTCGTAGAGAATATTATGTCCGATAAGTTCGTGCTCCATTAGAGGAGTTAATTGATGGATATCAAAGTTCACGGCATCGATCACATATTGGGTATCCTCTACGCCAATGGACACAATAAGTAAGAGGCATCTTAAAAAATCCAGCGATGTGGTCTCTGTGTCCAGTTGTATGAGATCACACTGAGCAGCATGATCTAGTAATTCTTTAAGAGTAGCTGTCTCAACATTCTTAAGTTGTGGATGTACTCTGTTCGTTATTAGTTTTACCATATTCAATCTTTACCATATTCAATCTTTACATACCATAGTCGTTCAATATCCTCTTTACGAGGAATGCACTTACCACTATTCAATATCTCCTGAATAATCTCTGACTCTAATTGTTTCAGTGTATCTTCCATAATGATTACTAATTCCATGCGTACACATTTAGTGGTTAAGATAAAAAAAAGACCTGCACACTATTACAGTATGCAGGTCTTGTGACTAGTTAAGCCTCGTAAACCTTACGAAGATTGGCATTGCCACTCGTAAGATCAGGCTCCTCTAGCTGCTCGCCTCTGCGATCAGCCTCATCCTCCAGGAGATTGAGCAATCTGAACAACGTGATAATCTTCCTATCATGTTTAAGTATAGATACTTGAACAGATTTGAAAGCACGTTGTACATGCTCCAGGGACATCTCATTAAAAGGAATAAGCTCACCATCAGAAGTACGCCACCCCTCTAAAGGGGCAACTTCTGCCCTTCTATCTGACATGACATAGATTACTGTGCCACTTGATAACGAGGGACAGACGGATCGTCAGCCTTAGCAGCATCTGCTACAGATACACGCTCATGCTGGCGGTTGTCAATATCATTCTTCCAATTTTTAGAGAAAAATACTCTACGGAAGAAAGTACGTCCTTGAAACAAGAGTGGTTCCTCTGTCTCAGGATTTATCGCCAATTGGTTTTCAGCGATATCCTGGATGTCAATAAGACCATTCTTAATAGCCTGATCATCTGAGCTGTCAAGGATGGGCTCGTCATCCAGTACTCTGTAAAGAGTAGGATTACTTAATTGAGCAAGGCGTTTCTCTACTTCTGCCTTACTAGTCCCTTTAGGTACTGGTATCCATGCAACACGCTTTTCCTCGTATGCATTACCAGACCCGAACTCATCCGCTGCAAAGATATTACTACGCATCTTTGTCTCTACCCGGGTTGCCGGGTACTCCTTCTGCACTACCTGACGCAACTGCGCCCGGAATACATTAGGGTTACTAAATGGAGTGCCGTCCTTACGGACACCCTCGATAATACCCACATTATCAACAGTCACAGGCATATACGAGGCAATAATTCCCTCTGTAGATGTTACTGTCTTAATGGGTTTAACAGGCTTCTGTTTTTCAGTTTCTTTAGCCATGATTAAAAAGTGTTTTGAAATTGTCTCAATATTGAGACTAGCACCCCAGACAAAACCACAATGAAAGTCTAGGGTCAAGCTGCCAACTCCTCAGTGTAATAATCCCTCTTAAATGGCATTTCAAGGGTACACTGGTCACATATTACTATGGACTTCTAATTTATAATCGCTAGTAGGTTTTAGCGAGTAAAGTTTATAAAAAGGGCCACCATCAATAGAAAGGTGACCCTCTTATAATCTGGTCCAAAACACTAAAGACCTTGATTAAGACTCCGTGTTTTGTGTATAGCCGTCAGCGTCACGTTCCTGATCCATTTCCCACTCGGCCTCAACCGCAGCGTCCCAATCAAAGTCCGCCTCTCGATCCATGCCGGTCTCTGCGAATTTAATGTTCAGCTCATTCTCTTTCTCAGCAAGCCATAGGTTAAATGTATTTTCATGTTTCATAGTGATAAGGTTTAAGAATTAACAATAACGAAGGTAGAAATAGAGGGAGATTGCAGGAATACCCCATATAAAAACTGCAATCAACCCTCATATTTCAGACAAGTAATACAGGAAAGTATTATATCTTCTATGTGTGGTTATGATTTGTGGCAATATTGCCTTAAATATCTCGATGGGGTGCTAACCCCCTCACAATCAAGGGGATAAAGATGAACTTATTAGCCCCTATTACCATTCTATATCAATTGAGAAGGATTTATCATTCATTGAGCAGAACTTAAACTCTACCCATAAGATATTAACATATAGTTCACCCTTAAGCCATTGAATCCCGAACAGAGCATAATAGCTATCAGCTGTATAGTGACTAAATAAAGCACTACTGTAATTATTATGCTTGGTATTCATGATTAAGAACCTGGTGTTTACACATGCCAGAATAATAAGTCCTATGCCGGACAGACCTAATAAAAGGACTGGTGACCATTGTATAACTCCCCCATACCCCAGTAAAACCAAGGCCATAGAGATGAGTATGATACCAGATATTGCAAATAATCTACTAGACATTTTTTTATGTTCCATAGTATTATGGTTTTTAGTTAACAAATATACACACCCCGGAGGTACACATACCGGGGGCCACATGCACACATACCGGGGGCCACGGGGGGAAGCCCCCCACTGGTCAAATCTTGACCAACTTCCGATCCGTATATGGGCGACCATCCTCATCGAATTTCTGCTCGACAATGGCCTCATACATCCCCGGCAGTACTATCTCCACCGCCTTAGATGGGTCTATACTCGACCGGTCTACCCATTCCGGAACTCCTTTCGGTGTACCTGATATAGCCAACTTGTATATCGGATAGCTTCCTGCCACCTGAATGCCCAGGCTCTTAATCTCCCTGGTATCCTGTGCCGCAAGCCACTTCTCTCTACGGACTACCCGTAAAGTGGCACCTCCATCTTCCCATGTTTGATAGCCAATAGCTACCACTGTGGGATTCATAATCTTTTGTTTCATAACATTATGGTTTTAATGAACAAATCAAGGGCGGGTACCTTCCCGCCAGAAATGGATAGGGGTTGTATCGGTGATGTGCCCCCCGTTCTTACATTTATAAAAAAGTTTTAGAAACAAAAAATAAAAAATTTTAATATGATCCTCTACACTGCCTTCCTGCCACACTGTCAATAACAGGACAATATGACTGATCTCAACTTTTTAACACTTTTATTTGAACTCACTCCCCATTTCCGTAGTTGAGAAATCGTATTTCGAAACGTTGTTGTAATCCGCCAATTTCTTATAATTATAGATAAAGCTCATACTATGCCTGGTAGTGAACAGGCTATACATCCTCTAAAATTTACTAAATGAGCAGTTCCAAGAACCTGAAGAGTACGATTGATAACCTCCTTACTGAGGCAAATGTGAAGTTTGTAAATGAGAATTCACCACTATATCAGCAATGCATTACCTACGGAATTCTGAATAGGAATGCTTCTCTCTTTTTAGAAGAGGGACTTAATGTATGTGGGAACCCAGGTTGTGATTCCTGTCAGGATTTTACTAAGGGTCTGGACCAGTGTATGAAAGATTGTATGGATAATATGAATGAATAAGCTTACTAATAAATCATTTTATAAGTGGCTACATACCCAAAAACCCATCAAGTCTCGTGTTAAGAAGAAGCGTATTCCCACTGGCTTCTCATTGAAATAACAGTTATCCACATGTGTTAACATCCCTCTTCTTTATCCTTCCCGCCCGATGGTAGCTTTACCATACGGTCACATTAGATGCATATCGACAGTTCCAACGACTACCTGATGAGGTAAGGGAACCTCTATGTAAGGTGAATAAACTTTACAGGTGGTGGTCAGAGGAAGTGCCCGAGAAGTTTATGGTTGCATTTTTTAACTGGCAGGATAAGAGTCTGATTGCCATCTTCTCTACAGTAAGGTATAAGATTGGTTATGAAGAGAGTTATGTAATCAAATCTCATCAGAGGTTCCGTGCTAAGATGTCTGATTTCCGCAGGGTTCGTAAAAATAAAGCAGATACTTTATTTGAGGAGTATGATCCCACTGGTATTATTAGAGGTATACTTACAAAGGGTTGGTCATCAGTAGATACTGATCTGGTTGATATTGTAGAAGAATTTCCAAAAATCGGGAATTATACTCCCGGACAGAAACCAATAAAGTATGAAGTCAGATAAACAGTTGGCGCTTAAGCTAAAGACAATAGTTCACCAGGCATTGCTGCGTTACGCCCGGAAAGAACCAGATAATGTAGAGTATATACTTGATATGAAGCAGATTGAGGAGGATACGTATGGGTTATCATTACAACGTAAGGTAGTAGGAAATACACCTGAGCTGATCTACTTTAACAGGGTGCAGAACAGTAAGGAGGAAGTTGCTTACAAGATGCTTATTAAAGATCTTATTTATGAGCTGGTAGGTACGTATATACCTGTAGTTGTTAACTACCGTCGTATGAAGTCTGGAGGGGAGTTATAAGAATTCTTCTTATATTTAGGCCATGAACATATTGACTGAGGGCCAGGAGTTTGAGTTAAAGACGGCTTTAGAGGGTAAGTCCCTCATAGTCCGTTTTGTAGGGAGGGATGAATTGGGTAACCTGGTAGATGGTATCACTAATGAGGAATTAGTAGATATGCAGATTGAACGGTTTTATGCTCTACAGAAACGCAATCCGTGTGCGGAGAACAAGGTAGTTATACTACTACTTAAGAACATACGGTCAGTCTTAAAGAAACGACAGATTAGAAAGTTCAATCAGGTAAATGATAGTGACAACGACAAATGAGCAATATGCTCAGGATCTATTGACGATGATCAACGGCATTTTTAATCTTTCCGGGAAGGAGATAGAAGTCCTGGCAATTGCTATTACATATAATTTAGAAGATCCCTTCAGTACAGAGGCTCGTAAGCACATTACTGATAGGATGGAATTTAAAACAGTTATGGAAGTAAATAATTACGTGCGTTCTCTTATAAAGAAGGGTGTGATGTGGAGAGATGAAGTTAAGAAAATACACGTGCATGGTATCATAAAGGAAGTTTTTACTAAAAGGGAATTCGTTGTTCAATTCAAGTTCAATACAAATGACTCGCCGGTTCTACAATCTTGAGGACCTGGTAGATTATTGTAGTTATTTGAGAGACTGGGAACGACGGTATGTAGATTTGGAGTTTACCCATAGGATAGTAGTAGAGGCTGGTAGGTATTGTGTTTACTTAACTCTAACAAAAAAGAGCGTGCGTGTCTAAAGAGAATGAACGTAGGCGTATAGAGATAGAGTTGGAAATAGCTCGTAAGATGGAAATGAGATTTGCTACTGTGCAGGATATAGTAGTATCTCAATTTGCGTTTGCTGCAAAGACTATAAGATCGGGAGAGTTTGAATCAGTTATGTTACCCTATCTGGGTAAGTTTAAACCTTCACCTAAAACGTTGAAGTGGATAAACGAGAGAAAAGCGCAGAAGATATATGAAGGAAAGGGCTCTAATAATCCAGGACGAAAACGGGAACCCAGTAATAAATCCTGAGACCCGCTCTATACCTCAATTCAAAGAACTCATACGACGTGATAAATCACGTGGTAAAACCCGGGTTCTACAAGAGTTTGCTTACATCTATCATATGTGTAGTTTCGGATCTTTTATTGAGGAGTACCCTCATGATGAGAGACCTCTACGCTCTGCCCAAGCTGCAGGTTTGAATGCTAATTATGCACCGGATAATAAGGTACAGGCATGTATTGATTACTTCGAAGAAAATCAAGATACCCGTGTGTTACGTATTATACGTTCTGCATATCGAGCAGCCGATAACTTACAACAGTATTTCAATTCAGTAGATTTCAATAAGAAGGACAAGGGTGGGAAACCTATATATACTGCAAAGGGTGTTATGGAAAATGTCAAGAACCTAGGTGAGTTTATAGATAATCTGCGTAATCTTGAGCAGAAGGTGAAGGAGGAATTATCAAATGAGGCTGGTATTAGTGGTGGTCACAAGAAACACTTATTTGAAGATCCTGCATAATGTTTGCAAACACCCAGGAATTTAGGAGAGATGCTTTACGGTTTATGAAGACCGGTAAGTATATTGATGCCCCTAGAAACTCCCCTACTTACAATCAGTACTGGGAGGAACAGCGTGATCGTTGTTTGAATGGTTACTCTGTAAGTGGAACCCACATTACAGGGTACCATTATTACTACTTGAATTTCTATGAGATAGAGTTGGTTGAGACAGATTACTCTATTTCAAAAGAACGTGTTAAGGGTACTACTGAGATCAGATTCCCCGATTTCTGGGATGGAGATTATTATTACTTTACAGCATTAGATGAAGCGGAAGCCGCCGGTCAGCACATGGTAGTGCTTAAGGCCAGGGGTAAGGGATTTTCTTATAAAGGTGCAGCTATGCTTGCACGTAATTTTAACCTGGTCCCCAGATCTAAAGGGTATGCTATAGCATCAGAGAAGGAATTCCTTATTAAGGATGGTGTGCTAACCAAGGCTGCACAAGGACTTGATTTTAGTTTCGATCATACAGCATTTGGAAAGTATCGTCAGATCAAGAATGAAGACATGCATAGACGTGCTTCTTACCGTACACCACGAGGTACAGAGGCTGGTTACCAATCTGAGATAATAGGAGTTACACTTAAGAATGATCCTCAGCGTGCCAGGGGTAAGCGGGGTAAGGTAGTGCTCTGGGAAGAGGGTGGTAAGTTTCCTCACCTGTTATCCTCTTGGCAGATCGCCAGGAGGTCTGTAGAGAGGGGGGCATTTACGACAGGTATTATGATTGCATTTGGTACTGGTGGAGAGGAGGGAGCTGACTTTGAAGCTATGGAGGAAATGTTTACTAATCCGGAAGCTTACAATGTATACCCATTTGAAAATGAATGGGATGATGCAATGATAATGGGGAAGTGTGGTTATTTTTTTCCTATCTATAGGAACCTGGAGGGGTTTATTGATAAGGACGGTAATTCAAATGAAGAGGCAGCTAAGGCTCACGAGGAGAAAGAACGTGCATTAGTACGGCAGAATGCAAAGGATGCAAAGGCAATTGATCGGTATATGGCGGAGAACCCATTCAATCCGGGCGAGGCCATGCTGGAAACAGGTACGAATAACTTCCCGATTGACATGCTGAAACAGCAGAAGATGAGGGTATTAGGTAGTGAGCTCGCTAATATCGCAGTACCCGGTAAGTTGATAGATATTCCGGGAGAGGGTTTAAGATTTAATGTAGACTTGAATTTAAAACCTCTCCGTAGTAGACGTCCAGGCCCTGAGGAAGACCCTGGTGGTTGTGTCGTACAGTACTTCCCACCTTATAGAATAGATGGTAAGGTTCCTCCCGGGCTATACATAATATGTCATGACCCTTATGATCAGGATAAGTCTGAATATTCCCCATCTCTGGGAGCTGCTTTTGTAATTAAACGTACGAACAACTTTTCACAGCCTGATAATATAGTAGTAGCTTCTTATGTAGGACGTCCTGACTCATTGGATGATTATCAGGAAAATCTGTTTAATCTTGCTCGGTACTATAATGCCAGGATAGGTTTTGAGAACGACCGGGGAGATGTTACAGGGTATGCTAAGAGAGAGCGGATGCTTGAGTATTTAGAAGAACAGTTTGAGATGCCAGAAGATCCTGAGTTATTCTCCTCTAAAGTTAAGCGTGGTTATGGTATGCACATGACTACTGACCGTAAGCTTAGAGGTGAGCTTTACTTGAAAGACTGGCTAAAAGAAAAACGATATAAGGATGAGTCTGGTGCTTGGGTAAGGAACTTACATTATATTTACGATATTGCTTTACTAGATGAGCTCATTAAGTTCCGTAGAGATAAGAACTTTGACCGGGTGTCTGCTATGTTTATAGGGATGTACCATATGAAAGAGCTATATCATAGAAAACCAGAACTCGCTGTTGAGGAGGAAGATGTTGAATCTTTATTTAATCGACCACTTTATCAGTAAATTTATACTATGGCTACTTACGTTAAGCAGAAGGTTAACAGGCAGGAACGAGAGAAGGATGAGAAGAAGTGGTTCAGAGAATCTCTTGATTACTATATAGATAAGACTAAGTTCTTCGGATCTAAGACAGATGCCTGGAGATTGTATGACGTATACAATGGTAATCTTATCGACTCAGAGTATTCTTATGTAAAGAATCCCTATAATTCTGACAAGTGGAAAAAATGGAAATTCCCAGCACGCTTACGTAACTACAATATTATTAAACCGGTTATTGATTTACTCATAGGAGAGAAGGCACGTCGGCCATTCAACTACCAGGTATATGTAACGGATCCGGATGTCATCGATAAATTCAATGATGAATTTCGTGAAGAGGTAATGGCTAATGTCAAACAAGCCATTAATAACCAGATGCAGCAGCAGGGCGTTGAGACTCAATTACCACAAGCGCCTGCCGAAGATCCCGCTACAATTCAACGTAAGTTTAAGGAGAAGTGGAAAGATAAGAGAGCTATCTGGGGTCAGCAAGCGCTGGAGGCAATCTGGTATGAGAAATCTCTGGATGATCTTTATCAAAAGGCAATGTATGACTGGGCTATTGCCGGTGAGATGATCACTTATAAGGAGCCCTTAATGGGGAATATAGATTTTGAGATAGTCTCCCCTACAGATGTTGACTATGATAAATCTCATAACTCTGATTATATAGAAGACGGCAACTGGGTAATACGCAGGAACGTTATGTTTTTATCTGAGGTCATTGATAGGTTCGGTGATATGTTAACAGATGAGCAGATTGATGTGTTAGAGGAAAACGCCCGAGGTACCCAGGGGGGATTCTCCCTGGCATTTACAAACAATGATGTACGTAATCAAGACAAGGATTATCGCTGTTCTGTGTATCATGGTTGTTGGAAGGGGATGAAGCAAGTAATTGAACGTACTTATGCTGATGCTGTATCCGGGGAGTTACTGACTGAGATGACTAGTGAAGATTATGTAGAGGATCCGGAGACTGACTTATTTATTGAAGAGAAGTGGATAAGTACAGTCTATGAAGGCTTCCAGCTTGCTCCAGAAACCGGTGCGAAAATGTATCTCGGTATGCGGGAACGGGAAGATGTTCATAGAAACACAAATAATCCATCTCTATGTAAGTTACCATATAACGGACGTCGGTACAGTGATCGTAATAGTGAGAATGTATCACTCGTCTCTTTAGGTATGCCTTATCAAGTACTTTATAATATTTACCATTACCGGTTTGAACTGGCCATGGCTAAGAATAAGGATAAGATCATGTTGATGGAAATCAATGCGATACCTAATAAGCATGGTTGGGATGAGGACAAGTTTATGTATTTCGCAGATGCTATGGGCTTTGCATTTATTGACTCTACAGCACGCACAGCCTCTGGCGATAACCTAAAACATTTCAATCAGTTCCAGGTATTGGATATGTCATTAGCTCAGTACATTGACTCTATCCTGAATATTTTACAAGCTATTAAATTTGAGTGGGAAGAACTTGTAGGAGTTACCCGTCAACGTAAAGGGCAGACTACACCTTCAGAGGGTCTCGGTGCCGCCGAACGTGCTATATTCCAGAGCTCAGTAATTACTGAGGAATTCTTCCGGAAGTTTGAAAAGGTACAGGAACGTGATCTTCTGGGGTTGCTGAATTGTAGTAAACTTGCATGGCGTCAGGGTAAGAAGGGTATGTATATGAATCCGAACCAGGAGATATCCTTTATGGATATTGATGGTCTTGAATACAGCGAGTCTAATCAGGGAGTTTCTGTAGTAAGTTCTGCACGGGAGTCTGAGAAGCTACAACAGTTGCGGGAGCATGGTAAGTTTTACATGCAGAACAATGGTATGTATGATATCCTTGCAGAGGTAATTGATGCGAATAACTTTGCTAAGATTAAAGAGTTGATATCTGTTGCTGAGGCACGTAGAGCTGAGATGACTAAGAATGCAAAAGACCCTGAAGTCTCAATGAAGGAGATGGATATGCAGAATGCGGAGGCTGATCGTCAGCATGAGACTATGCTTACAGATAAGAAGTTACGATCTGCTGAGAATATTGCATTGATGAAGATTGAAGCAGAGATATTAGGGCAGGATATAAACAACAACAATATACCAGATGCTGTAGAGATAGAGAAAAATGCACTGGAGCGTACACGTCAAACACGGGAAGGCTCAACGAAAGAGCGTGAATTAAGCCTGAAAGACAAGGAGATAGAGGTTAAGGACAAGTCTTCTAAGCGAGATGCTGCAGCTAAGAAGTATGTAGCAGATAAGCAATTGCAAATAGCAAAGGAGAACGACGGCCCTACCGGATAGATTAAAGTAGTATATAAAAAGGCGTATACTAAGCTTTATGTTATACAGATTTAAGAACTTAAATTTACAGTAATGGCAGAAGACATCAAGAACCGGATAACATTCGGTGGAGAAGATCCAACACCACCACCTGATGGTGGGGATGATAATGGAGATGAAGGAAATGACCAGTTAGACTGGTTAACAGATGATTTTAAGAAGTCAGCAGTTGCCGGTATTGAAGGTGCTGCCGACATAGATGACAGTGGAAACTTACTTGATGCCGGGGGAAAAATCCTGAAGAGTGTAGAGGACTTAAAAGGATGGAGTCCTGATGGAGGAGATGATGATAGTGGTGGAGGAGATGATGACGATCCTCCTGGTGAGTTTGTAGTTGCTGGAGATGATGGAGAGGAGGATGTTACGTACACCTTGAATAAAGATGGCGCTGCAGTTGATGAGGATGGTAAGGTAATTTATACAAAGGAACAGGTAGAGGAGATGTCAAATCCCGGCCTGTATGCTCAGTTAAATCAACAGCTTGGATATGAAGTAGATGGGGAATTTGAGGATAGTGTTGATGGAGCTGCAGATTACATACGGAAAGTAGGAGAGCAGATAAGTGAGAAAAGGCTTAATGATATGTTCGATGAGTATCCAGAGCTTAAGCGTCACTACGAGCATTTATCTCATGGTGGTAATACTACAGACTTGTATGGTAAGGGTGGACCGATTGATTTTGAACAGCTGAATATAGAGAAGGACGATGTGGTTACACAGGAAAGTGTAGTACAGGCATACTTATCAGAGGTAAAGGGACTATCTGACGAGGAGATTAAACCGATACTTAAGTCTCTGAAAGATGAGAAGCGGTTGTATGATAAGTCTAAGGTTTACTTAGATGATATTAAGGAGAACTACCAGGCAGAGCAACAGGAGATAGTTAAAGAGCAGGAGAAGGTTCACGAACAACAAGTTGAGGAGTATAAAAATACCCAGAAAGAGGTGAAGCAAATGATCACCGGTGGTAAGGTCCTTAACTATGTTATTCCGGATGCAGAGAAACAAGAATTTTTCGAATATCTGTATAAGCCGATAGAGAAGAATAAATCTCAACGTGATTTAGATCGTAATGAGATACCATTGGATAAGGCATTAGCACTGGAGTACATCTTGTACAAACAGTTCAAGCCTACCGTACAAGTGAAAAATAAAAAACCCCTCTCAGGGAAATTACAGACAAAGAGTTCAGGCAGCCGTATGAGAGGTCAAGGTGGTTCACCCAGACACCCCGATAAAACAAAACCCCTGGGTAATATTAAATTATCTGACGTAATACCGACAGGTTAAAATTGAATTATTATGGCTGCTGACAACATTTCGAAGCTGCGTCTTTACGAAGATACATTCAGTGAAGACACTATGACAGATGAAAACTCGTTGGCCAACGCTATGTTGACCCAACCTGATATCATCTCCCCTGTCCTTACCCACCTGGTAGGAAGAGAAGACCAACGGTTTCCTCTCTCCTTCTTAACGGAGGGTATTGGAAGAATTGAGAAAAAGTCGATTAACGACATTGAGTATGACTATCCTGTGATGGGACGTATCAACAAGGCTGTTGCCATTGCTGATAACTCCATCTCTACATCTCAGGGTGTAGGACATGCTCCTTTCGAAATCCCTTTTGAAGAACGCTGGTTTGTAAAACAGTATATCATTGAATCCCCGGACGATACGCAAGTTCGTATTATGAAGGATCCGGAGTACAAAAATGGATATTGGTGGTACACTGTACAGACTGTTAATCCGAGTGCGAATGCATCAGTCGCAGCTGACCAGTTGACTCCTGGAACATTGTGGGCACAGTTAGGTGCACCAGTTGCTGCATCCGGATCTCGTGGAAACGAGAGCCATTTTGTAGCTCCTTCCAAAATGCGCAACCAGATTACCCACGTACGTAAATCTTACGGATATGAGGGTAACATCATGAACAAGGTTGTGAATGTAGAATTTAAGGTAAACGGATCTCCAACTAAGCTGTGGTGGGATTTTGAAGAGTGGCAACATTCTTTACGCTGGATGGAAGAGTGTGAATCAATGTGGTGGTATTCTCAGTACAACCGTAATGAGAATGGTGATATTCCATTATTGGATGAGAACGGAAAACCAGTTCCAATTGGTTCTGGAGTCCTTGAGCAAATTCCAAACTATGATACCTATTCAGTACTTACTGCTTCAAAGTTGAAGTCTGTGGTACGGGATGCTCTGTATGGTGCTTCTGATGCTCAGAAGATGAACATCGTACTGTTCACTGGTACCGGTGGAATGGAAGAATTTGACAATGCAATGAAGGATGAGCTTGCCTCACGCACTTACATTAAGTTGGATGCTGGCAAATTCGTTACTGGAACAGGTGCAAGTCTTGAACTAGGTGGTTTCTTCACAAGTTACCAGCACGTTGATGGTCACACCATTACAGTACGGAAGCTCCCTATCCTGGATCATGGAATGCGTGCATTGAAATCACGTAAGCACCCTGTTACAGGATTGCCTTTGGAATCTTACAGAATGATCTTCCTGGACATGTCCACGTATGATGGACAGGCTAACATCACGCATGTTACGCAGAATGGTCGGGAGATGCTTCGTTGGGCAGTTGCAGGTGCAACGGTTCCTAAGGGATTCTCTGGTAATGCATTGCGTGCTACAGATATCGATGGAGCAACTATCCACTTCATGAAAACAGGTGGTATTTGTATTCGTAGGGCAACCAACTGTATGCACCTTGCTTGTATAGCATCGTAAATCACAATAAGATATGAGCAGTAAAGTAGTAGAAATCAGAAGAGTAGAGATAAAAACCCGGATACCTAAGAATGTGTATTCGGAGTCTAAACAGACAATCGGATCTGTGTATAAAGGATCTGTACCACTATCAGGATTAAGTCGGGAGGAGGAGGAAGCCCTCCTCCCTTCTATTCTGGGTATTGCGCCGAATGAACCAACCTGGCGTAAAGAGGTATTAGATTTCTGGAAGAATCTCAGAATCTCAGTACCTGTAGAATCTGAACCACATTTCAAATTAGAGATTGGTAAGGATAAGGATGGGAGGCTACTTGTAGAACTTGATTACATTAAGTATCGGTTTTGTGAGGCACACCCAGAGGTAGCTAACTCAAAGACAGAGGTGATCGTAGGACGTCATCGTTATTACATAGATGATCCTACTGTAGAGCGAGATGTAAAACATAAAAAGCTATCTGCTAAGAAAAGAGCCTATGGAGAGTTCATTAAAGTCACTGCAGATGAGGACTTTATGGATACAATACTACGAGTATTCTCCGGTAAGCTTGTGAGAGTAAAGAAGACTGGGCATATTATAAATCCGGAACTTCTTGATATTCAAGACAAAGAGCTGCAGTTGGAAAAGCTCTACGAGCTGGATCCTACTCTGTTCCTTGAAACTGTCAATGATAAAAATCTTCAGGATATGTCATTGATAGAAAAGGGTATTTCTGAGAATGCCATAGAGGTAATTGGAAGTACTTATCAAATGGATGGTTTTGGAATTATGGGCACATCTGTAGATGAGGCTGTGACTTTTATTCAGAACCCCTCTAATTCAAAAGCGGTTGCTACACTGAAAGCACGTGTAGGACTGTCACGTGGAGATAAGGAAGCGGCGAAGAAGAGGGACAACAAAAAGACCAAGGAAAAAGAGACTGAGAATGCTGGTAACGCAAATGCATCAAGAGCTGGAGCAGGAGCTTCAAAGGATTGATTCTAATGCCTTTGAAATTTTCCACCCCGCTGTACGAGATTTATTGCTAACCAAAAGTATGCACCGGTTTATCCGTAGTAGGATGGACCCACTCAGTAATAAAAAGCAGAGAGGCTACGAAGATAATACCAAGAGACTTGCTGATTTAGAATCACTAGTCAAACGAAATATCTCTGTCCCTGTAGTTACCACTAGTCTCGATTATGTAGAGGGGAGGTTGCCAGCCAACCTCCTCTTTCATATAAAATCCCGGGCAGACATAACCTATGACTGCAATACGGACTTACAAGCTACCACCGCAACAGCTGCTATTACAAAGAATTATTTTAAACTCGTATTTAGTCAATCCCCTCCCTACACGAACCTTACGATCCAGATTAATATCCTGGCTGGAGGGACATTTACGTTGTTTGACCCTACCAATTATACTGCACTTATAAGTCAACTCGGAGATGTTAATGAGAAATTCTATCTGATAGAGGTCTTACGTAATGCTATGCCCGCAGGCTGGACATTATACTGGGAAGACTACCGAGGACTATATCAGAAGGACACTATGTTCCTGGAAGCGCCAGACGGTACTTATGTTCCTGATACAGCTGAACTATTAATTGCTGCTGCTTCTGTGGATACTAATACTAATAATACGATCAATATAGGTACCCAATATACGTTAGCTGCTGGTACACTAACAGATATAAGAATCGTAGATAGTGAGAAGGATTTCACTAAGGATCCCAATGAACGAACCCGTGCAGATGCACCTGTAGGCACATTATCTGAGAGTAAAATACAGGTTTATGACGGAGAAAGTTTTATATTACCACAGGTCTATGTTACGTATATTAGGAGACCTAAGCCTATAAGTTTATATTTAGGATGGCATTGTGAGTTACACGAGAGAACACATGGTGAGATAATTACCATGACAGCATTCCATATGAAGATCATTTCAGAAAACCCAAGCGCACAACTTACAGCCGCCGACTTTATCGAATAACAATAAATTTAAAAGAAATGAGACCTAATCAAAATCACTTTCTTGTTGCTTACACAGACAAGAATTACGGTCGGAATGCTGCTGACACAGGCGCTGCAACAAATCCGAATGATCTGTACCCAGGTTGTGTGGGGATTTTTACTTCTGATGGAGCTTTAGTAACTGGTGCTGCAGGGCTCTCTGGTTTTGGGTCTGCACTGGTTGCAGTTCAAACTTCAGATGGGCCACTTACTGTAACCGTTAATCGTAGAGCAGTAACCGGTCTATGGAAGAAAGATTATGATGCCCCTGTGAAGCAGGTATCTTTCATCGGCTATAATACATCTAGTGGTTCTATGAACTACTCGGTTACTGTCGGAGACGATGTAGGCATCAAGATCATTGAGACTACAAAAGGACACGAACCTCTCCCACGTGACAGTTACAGTGAACGTGTAAAAACCGGAGATACATTGTATGATGTTATGAGTCGTATGGCTCAGGATGCTTACAATCGTGTAAACGGTGTAAACTCTGGTAGTGTAGAGGTAAATGTAGTGCTGGGAGTAGTAGGTAATGTTGCCGGTACTGCTTTTGTTGCTGCTACTCAATATACTGGCTCAGGAACACCTACAGTGTCTGCTACCAATGGTACTAAGACTCTAACTGTAGCATCTACTTCAATTACATCGTGGGACCTTGCAGATGGTTCAGAAATTTTAATTGATGGGCAGGTGTATAAGCAGGTATCTTCATCTGTAGCTGCTAACGTAGCCACTATTACACTTGATCGTACTTATGTAGGTACAACTCAATCAGCTGGAGCTGTATCTACAACCAACGGTGCATCTGGAGCTACTCAGACCGAGTATGGATTTAAAATCACTGCTGGAGAGTTTGGTCAACATTTCCGGGTTGCACGGTACGACAGTTTTGAAACTGCTACCATTACAAACCCAGAGGATGGATCTCCTGCAGTAGCATTCAACTCTGGATTCGGAACCTATGCTAAGGTACTTGCCGCTGAGAAGAAATCCCTGGCGTTACGTGGATACCATAACCGGGTAAGCTTTACACGTACCGATCTAGGTGTTCGTTCTTTCCGGACGACTGATCAAAATTACGCTATCTACGGAATTGACTATTTCAATGTGTATGCTAATAAAGCATATGCAGGGCAGGTAGCTGATCCTATGACTGTTCAAATTGCAGTTCCAACAGCTTGGTATGATACCTCCTCAAAAGGGGATAGTCTTGAAGCAATTCTTGATGAACTCAAAAATTGGGAAGGTACTAACTCAGCTGTTGCTGATATTTCTTAATCTTATGGGAGCGGCGTAGAGGCCGCTCCTTTTTTCAAACTACAGTAATGACTAAAGCAGTTAAGTTAAAAGACGCAGTAGAGGCATATGGTGCCTGTAAGAATTTGAAAGGGTTAGAATTACCCTTTGGTGTTTATCTCAGTCTCGGTAAAAACATGAAAGCATTACGTGAGGCAGTAGACACTTATAATGAAGGTCTGGAGAAACTTCGTAAGGAGTACATCAAACTTGATGAGAGCGGTAATGCAGAAACAGTTAAAGGTAGCAATGCAATACAGTATGTTGACAGGGATGCATACACTGAGGGTATAAAAACCTTGAACAATGATACCATAGATTTTAAACTCTATGAAATCAGGATCAGGGATTTCAACCTTAAGAAACCTGTCATTGGTACTAATGATATGCAATTGCAGAATGTGATGGAAGCACTGCTCGGAGTCGTAATACCAATGGACGATGATAACGATAACGTATCAGAATAGTCTTGCTGCTGATGGTAAGACATGGACATATGAGGACACTACAGATTATTCTGCAGTTGTTCTAACATCTATTCAGTTGAAAATATGGGATCCTTCACAAGATCCCTCAACTGATACGCCTGTTATCGACGCAGCGGTGCCTATACTTACACCCAACGCTTCTATTGAATACGATCCTACCGATTTCGGCAAAGCTAGTGATGATGTTAAATTAGATGATGGTATTTATACCATTGACCTTGTAGTTACTTCGGATGATGCTGATAGTCCTCAGACACAGAGAGGATACTATTATAATGTTCATAATATAAAACTCTGTATTAAACAGAAGACGGAGGATGCTGAAGACAAGGATTGTGACTGTAAGGACAAGGACTTTGCGTTTATCGCAAGGATGCGTGCCATTTTAGATGGTTCCTGTTTTAATTATAACCAGGAGAACTTTACAACAACCAAATCTCAACTTGCAACCCTTCAGAACCTGTGTAGTGAGAGTTCTGATTGCGGTTGCTAATGGCTAACATACTCAATTCCAATTGTGCGTGTGGGACTAATAACTCTCAATTATTAGAGTACTTCCAATCTCTATGTGGTAATCCCGTGCCTGATAATGCAGTCTTTGAGCTTGTGAAGAAAGTCACTATTACTTCAGTACAACTCCTAGACCTTTTAGCAACACCTATAGATTTAATTGCTGCACCTGGTGCTGACATTTATATCATCCCAACCAAAATCTTTTATCGTTTCGATTATCAAACAACGCCTTATTCTGGAGGTCCAGACCTTCTGATTCAAATAGATACTGCTGCATCTAATGTTGGGTCAGCAACTGGAATAAGTATTAGTGACAGTGAATTG